ACGTTCAACGTCCGACAATCCAGCAGGTCGGCGCGACCAACCTACTAGTGGCGGATCTCGCGGTCAGCACTTACTACACACAACAGACAATCTAAGGAGCAATCATGGCAACAACTATCGTCACCGGTCGCGACATAACCTTCACCTTGAATTCAGTGAATTATGACGCGCAAACAACTGCGGTCACTCTGGTCAATGCGCCAGTGATCACCACTTATCAGACACTTGATGGCAAGGCATACAAGCACATTGATGATCAGTGGACTCTTAACATTTCACTTCTTGCGGATTGGGGCGCAACCTCATCACTTTTCGAAGCGATGTGGACTGCATTCACTTCATCTCCAAATACTGCACTTGCATTCACACTTGTATCAGCAACTGGCGCATCATTTGCCGGCAACGTCTTTCCAGTGGCTCCAACTGCTGGCGGCGCTGCTCCAGATGCTCAGACTGATACCTGGGCGATGCTCTGCTCAACAACACCAGTTCTCACAATTACCTGATCCAACCAATAGAAACGGGAGCACCAAATGAGACTACCAATCACCATCGAATACACGTCCGGCGAATTCGGCACATACACCGCACAACCGCCAGAGTGGGCGAAATGGGAACAAAAGACTGGCAGCACAATCTCGCAAGCGCAGGAGAAGATTGGAATCTCTGATCTTCTCTTCCTTGCGTGGAATGCGATGAAACGTGAAGCCGGTGGCAAACCAATCAAGAGCTATGAGATTTGGTGTGAAACAGTGGCCGATGTGACAGTCGGTGACGTTCTCCCAAAAGTTACGCCGCCGGAAGCGTAAATCGCATACTCGTCGAGTTAGCAATAGCGACGGGAATTCCGATGAGCGAATGGACGACGGCGGAGCAGATCTACACGGCTTTCGAGATACTGGAGAAACAGAATGAGCGACAACGTTGAAATTGCTTACAATAAGCAAGATCTTCGCGCCATTACTTCGGCTTTCAAGGCTATGGATTCAGAGGCGACTGATGCAGCTAAAAGAGAATCATCGGCACTGGCAGAATTTGCTCAAGGCAAGATTCAACAGAAAGCCGTCTCCAGAGGTAAAGCAGCCGACAGGATTGCCAGTGGCTCCCGTGTATCTAAGTCGTCCAAGATTGGCGAATTGTCTTTTGGTTTCGTAAGTCAAAAGTTTTCTGGCGGAGCAACAACAAAGGATCTATGGGGCGGTACGGAGTTCGGATCAAATAAATTCAAGCAGTTTCCCATCTGGTCAGGCACAACCGGACGCGGCTCAACTGGTTGGTTTATTTATCCGACACTTCGCGCAATCCAGCCGGAGATCATTGACAAGTGGGAAAATGCTTTCGACCGAATCTTGAAGGAGTGGTAAATGGCCGGACAATCGCGCACACTCAAACTCTCGATTCTTGCTGATGTAGATCAGCTCAAGAAATCACTGGCTCAAGCCAATGGAGACGTTGATGATTCTTCTTCAAAGATGGGCGAATTTAGCAAAAAAGCAGGATTGGCTTTCGCGGCTGCTGGCGCTGCTGCTGCTGCTTATGCAATCAAAATCGGAGTCGATGGTGTCAAAGCGGCGATTGAAGATGAAGCAGCGCAGGTCAAATTAGCCAATGCTCTTAAATCTGCAACAGGTGCAACAGAGGCACAAATAGCAGCAACAGAAGATCAGATTCTCAAGATGTCTTTGGCGACAGGTGTCAGCGATTCAAAGCTTCGTCCGGCCTTGCAGCGCATCGCGCTTTCGACTAATGATTTGAGCAAGGCGCAAGATCTTCTTTCGGTTGCACTCGATGTATCTACATCAACAGGCAAGCCATTAGAAGCTGTGGCAAATGCAATTGGTAAAGCCTACGATGGCAACACAGCAGCTCTTGGAAAACTAGGCATTGGATTATCTTCTGCCGAATTAAAAACAATGTCATTCACTGACGTTCAGACAAAACTCACGGATTTATTTGGTGGCGCAGCTGCGGCTAATGCCGAAACCTATCAAGGCCGCTTGGATCGATTGAAAGTCACTTTTGATGAAGCAAAGGAAACTATCGGATATAAATTGTTGCCAGTCATTCAGAAATTGGTTGATTTTGTAGTCAGTGAAGTCGTTCCGGCTCTTGGCAAATTTGCTGATTTCTTTAAGCCAATCACAGACGCAATCGATAAAAACAAAGAAACTTTTGCAACGTTCATTGAATTCATTCAGAAGTACGTCGTACCGGTTTTGGTCACAGTATTAGGCGGAGCGTTCAAGGTTGTTGGCGAAATCGCTGGCGGAATCATCAACGTCATCGGAGCGGTTATCTCTGGCTTGAACGCATTGATTTCTGGAGCCGTCGCTGGAATCAATGCACTCATTCGTGTCTATAACTCAATTCCATTCTTGCCTAACGTTTCACAGATTTCAGCGCCATCAATTAGCGTTCCAACCGTTAGCATTCCAAAAAGTCCTTCTGCAACCGTGACAGTGCCAACGATTACAGTGCCGACAGTTTCAGCATCAGGCGGAACAGGATCTACCACAACATCGTCAGCTGGCGTGACTTCTGCCGTTTCAGGAGCTTCTAGCGTAGGTGGAGGATTTACCGATTCACAAAATGCGGCTCGACTAGCTGCTATGGGCGGCGGTGGCTTTACCGACTCACAGAATGCCGCGCGAATCAGCATCACAGTCAATGGGGCAATCGATGCCGAAGGTACGGCTCGAACAATCGTGAACACACTTAATGATTCTTACTATCGCGGCACAGGTGGCGGCGGTAATCTGGTCGCTCTCTAATGACTAATTGGAGTCCAGTCTGGCGCATAACTATTGATGGCGTCGTTGTTACAAATACAGTCTTAGCCAATCTTTCAATTTCATCAGGGCGCACAAATATCTACACACAGGCTCAAGCCGGCTATTGCACAGTCAATCTGATTAATCTTGACCAGGGAGCCATTCCGGCCAAGATCAATGATGCGCTCACAATTGAGGTCAAAAATACGGCTGGGACATACGTGGCAATCTTCGGTGGTTCAGTCGTTGATGTCACAGTGGCCGTCTCACAGGTCGGCTCAGTCTCAATTACACAAGAGGTCACAATCACGGCTTTAGGAGCCTTAGCACGGCTTCAAAAGGCACTTACAAACGGCGTTCTGACTCAGGATTACGACGGCAATCAGATCTATTCAATCCTTGAGGATTTACTGGTTAATAATTGGTCAGAGGTTCCGGCTGCTCTTACGTGGGCTACATACATACCGGCGACCGAAACATGGGCTGGGGCACAAAATACAGGGCTGGGTGAGATTGATACTCCAGGCGATTATCTTCTTGCCAATCGTGGATCTAGTAAGACAGTCACCTGGGACTTGGTTGCTGCTCTTGCCACTTCTGGACTTGGCTATATCTACGAAAATGCTCAAGGGCAGATTTGCTATGCCGACTCGACGCATCGATCTCAGTATTTAGCAGCTAACGGATACACAGAACTTTCGGCCAATGATGCTTTAGGACGTGGAATTAAGATTCAAACTAAGGCCGGCGATATTAGAAACGACATCAACCTGGTCTATTCAGCCGGCAACGTTTCAGTTACCGACGCGGATTCGATTGCTACATACGGCGACCTCGCTCAGCAGATTACGACATCAATCAAGAACTCTGGCGATGCAACGACTCAAGCCAATTTCTATCTGACACTCAGATCAACGCCTCAGCCATTCTTGGAATCAATCACTTTTGCACTGACAAATCCAGAGTTAGACGATGCAGACAGAAACGCTCTTATCAACGTGTTTATGGGTCAGCCGGTGTCACTGGCAAATCTGCCGGCCAATATGCAATCCGGAAACTTTTTGGGCTTCGTCGAGGGCTGGCGATTCCAGGCCTCCTACAATGAACTTTCGGTCACTCTTATCATGTCTCCACTGCCATTCTCACTTCAGGCGATGGCGTGGCAAGATGTAAGTGTCGCCGAATTATTCAACACACTATCTGGCACACTTGACTACGCACACGCGTTAGTCGTGAATTAAGGAGAAACGATGGCAAATCCAACAACTAACTTCGGCTGGGTGATGCCGACCAGTACTTCTCTGGTCACGAATCTTCCGGCTGATTTCAATACATTCGGCCAGGGCGTTGATACGTCAATGGCGCAGCTGAAAGGCGGAACAACTGGTCAGATTTTGTCCAAGACAAGCGCGACAGATATGGCGTTCACATGGATTACTCCGAATCCAGGAGATATTACTGCCGTCACTGCTGGCACTGGTATTTCCGGCGGTGGTACTTCCGGAGATGTAACAATCACAAATTCTATGGCTACAACTATTACAACTAAAGGCGATCTTGTCCCTGGTACTGGATCAGCTACTTTTGCACGTTTAGCAGTCGGCAACAACGGCGAGACACTTGTAGCAGATAGTTCCACTGCAACAGGCTTGCGCTACCAATCCAATTGGGCTGCTGGAAAAAATAAGTTTATCAATGGAGATTTTGGCGTTAATCAAAGAAACTTCTCTAGCACAACAACAGACGGCGATTATACATTTGACCGTTGGAAGTGTGCTTTAGCAGCAGGAACAGTTACTTGGTCTGCTCAAACATTTACACCAGGAACTGCACCAGTAGCAGGATACGAAGGCAAAAATTTTATTCGTTCAGTAGTTTCAGGACAAACTACTTCTGGTCAATTTGCTTTTATTTCACAAAGAATTGAAGATGTCCGTACTTTCGCTGGTCAAACAGTTACAGTTTCGTTTTGGGCTAAGGCTGCAAGTGGAACACCAGGAATAGGTGTTACTTATTCACAAAACTTTGGTTCAGGTGGAAGTCCAAGTGCGACAGTAGAAACATCTCCAGGAATTATCAGCGCAATCACAACATCTTGGGCAAGATATTCACTGACTTTTGCTATGCCATCTATTAGCGGCAAAACAATCGGAACAACGGCTAACACAAGTTATGTAGGCATTTGGTTATCAACCTCAGCGGGTTCAACTTATGCAAGTTTAATGGGAGCAATTGGATTGCAGAATAATACAATTGATATTTGGGGCGTACAGATTGAAGCCGCAAATACTGCTACGGCTTTCCAAACTGCAACGGGAACAATCCAAGGAGAATTAGCCGCTTGCCAGCGTTATTATGTGCGTTTCAACTCTGGAAATGCTTATGGCAATTTAGCGAATAGTGGTTATACGGCAACAACTACACAAGTTAATTCTTTTGTTCAATTCCCAGTAACAATGAGAACAATTCCAACCTCAATAGATAGTAGTGGCGTTGGTTGGATAGATAGTGCTTCTGCAACTGGTACTGCTTCAAGTCCGTCTAGTGCTGCAAGCGGAACAAATTATGCAAATCTAGCGTGGACAACAACAGGCGCGACTGCTAATCGTTATTGCTGGTTTAGAGATAGTGCTGGTACTGGTGCAGGTTACCTCGGATTTAGTGCGGAGTTATAAAATGAAAACTTATACAAATGAAATGACAGGCGTTGAGTGGGTCGAGATTGAGGTAGCCGAAGGACAATTCACGGCTATGACAAAGGAGGCTTACGAAGCGCAGCAAGCGGAACAATCCACACCGATAGTTACGAGCGATGAGTAATTATCCAGACGGCTCAGCTGCTCGGATCATTGAAGTCGCACTTGCAGAAATCGGAACAGTCGAGACTGGCGAGAACCTGACAAAATACGGCAAATTTACAAAAGCCGATGGATTGCCGTGGTGCGGTTCATTCTGCAATTGGGTATTTGACCAAGCAAAAGTCAAGATTCCTTCAATGGTTGGCACTGCTGCTGGCGCACACAAAATGAAAGAATTGGGACGCTGGATTGACGATAAGCCACAACTGGGAGATCTATGCTTCATGGACTTTCCACATGATGGCGTGGATCGCATCAGCCACATCGGAATTGTGGTCAAGGTTGGAATGTCAAGCGTTCTCTGCGTTGAGGGCAACACATCAGGCGATGGAGATCAACGCAACGGCGGAATGGTGATGCTTAAGCAACGCTTCATCGGGAAAGAAATTGTCGGTTTCGCTCGCGCTCGCTTGGTTGCCTATGATGGAGAATGGCCTCTGGTCGAGCCAATCCAAAAGGTGAAGCCAAAGGAGAAAAAGAAATGAAAGATCTCAAGGCTATGGGCGCTTCGTGGGGACGAAGTTTCCTGAGTAGTTGCATCGCCGTTTATTTGGCCGGTGTAACAGATCCAAAAGCAATCATCGGGGCAGGTGTTGCTTCAATTCTGCCAGTGATTCTTCGCTGGTTAAATCCTAACGACGCACAATTCGGTAAGACGAAGTGAGTGTCGGCGAATGGACGGCGGTGGGTGGGCTTGTCCTTGCGGTGCTCACTGCCATCTATTCGTCAATGAGATTCATGGTGAAGTCAATCATGCGGGAATTTCAACCGAATGGTGGGAACAGTCTCAAGGATCAGGTCAATCGGATTGAAATTAGATTGGATCAATTGATGCTGGAGATTGCTCTTAAGAAATAGACACGCCGAGGCGAATCTTGCCAATGTCGGTTGTTGATGTCATTCTTTATTTGGGAGCAACGACAAGGCTCCCACGGGAGCAAAAATGACAACAAGTGAAATCGGCTTATTCTTTCTCATGGCGCTTGCCTGTATTCTCTGGGCGATTGTGAGTTATTCAATGGGCTACAAAGAAGGCCACAAAGAAGGCTATCAACGAGGCCGAGCAGTGACTCGCCACATCTCACAAAAGGCGGCCATCAAATGAGTTTCTTAGATAACTACGAAGATGTAGCTGCACGCATTCAGCGATTCTGGGCGACTTATCCAGACGGCAAAATCCACACGTCAATCATGGACGTCAATCTTGAGAAGGGCTACGTCTTAGTCGAATGCCGTATTTATCGAAACTACGAAGATCAAGAGCCGGCTGGCATTGATTATGCATTCGGCAACGTAAACACCTACAACGTTCAGATGAAAAAATGGTTCATCGAGGACACATGCACGTCGGCGATTGGCCGTTGCGCTGGCCTAGTCTTAGGCACTGACAAAAGGCCAACAGTTCAGAACATGCAACAGGTCGAGAGAATCGATCCAAAGATTGTTCAAGATTCTGCCGTTGCCTATGACTACTGGAGCACTAAATTTGAAGAGGTGCCATCGTTTAAGACACGCGAAGAGGCAGAACAGGCCGGCATTCCTACGCTTGGAACGGCCATTGACACCATTAAAGAGACACTAGGCGGCGTTCAAGTAGCAGCTGCTCCGATGTGCGCTCATGGTCACATGATCTGGAAAGAAGGCGTCTCAGCCAAAAATAACAAGGGCTGGGGCGGTTACATGTGTGTCGAAAAGGTTAAGGCCAAGCAGTGTCCTCCGGCTTGGTACATGCTTGGATCTGATGGACAGTGGAGGCCACAAGTATGAGCCGCGTGACTGAAATGATTGATGTGGACACGATGATTGGTCGGACTCTCATTGATGGCAAAATAGTCGCAGAGTTTAAGTGTGAGCGATGCGACCATTGTGAGCGAATAGAAATCTTAGATCGTGCAGGTTATCTGCGAAATGTAGGAGGAGAGCCGGTGTTGTGGTTCTGTAGCAAATGCAGAAAATGACAGTAACGGAGGCCGATGAGTGGGCTATTCATCGACGTGCCAGTGATGTCATATTTGCACAATCTGGCTCACTTGGTCACGGCATTCAATACAACTCAAAATTAAACAATCATGAAAGATGCGTTGAATATGCCGAATCACTAGCTGCTGAGATGGTGGTAGCCAGATACTTTGGACTTGATTACGACATCAGCGACAACAAGGGCAAGAGACGGGCAGATGTCGGTCAAGGTTTAGAAGTGCGCTGGACTACTTACACCGGAGGCAATCTGATTGTCTATCCGTACGATCGTGATGATGATGTGGCCATTCTGGTCGTTGGCAAGTCGCCGGTCTATTACATCGTCGGCTGGCTTCCAGTGGCATTTGCCAAGCGCAAGAGGTTCAAGAATCCACGTCAAGATTCGTGGTGGGTAGATCAGGGCAACCTCAATCCAATCGAGAATCTAGCCAGGAGCGAATATGCCACTGTTGCGATTTGATTGCTCAATTTGCAAGAAACTCTACGGAGATGGGCGTCGGGAACACCTCATCACAAAAGGCGCTGAATTGACTGAGCACGAATGGTTCGCTCAATGCTCAGGTTGTGGGGCGTTCTCGGTCAAACTGGTCGATGATTCTCTGGTGGCTGGCCTTGAATAGTTATCCACAGACTTATCCACAGAAGCCTGTGGAGGAAGCGACACTCCGACCTCAATCCTTGACAGATTGTCAGGATCCATCGCTATACTTGAAAGATAATATCTTGAAAATAAAGATAAATAAAAAGAAAATAAATATAAAGATTAAAAATAATAAAAACTTATTAGCCATACCTATGTCAATTCTGATCTTGACGATATCCACAACAACAGAAGCAAAAGCAGTGTCACAGACTGATTTGCTGAAACTCTATGCACACTCTCGATTGGTATCGATGGAGCAGTTCAGCTGCTTGAATTCATTGATCCAAAAAGAAAGTTCGTGGAGAGTGGAGGCTCGTAACAAGTCACACTGGGGACTAGGCCAGATGAAAAATCCTAAGTATGGACGACTCGATGGATTCAGTCAGATTGACTGGACTATCAGATACATCACGAAACGTTATGGTTCTATGTGCAACGCATGGAGATTCTTCAAAGCCAATGGCTATCACTGATGAGTGCTAAGTCAGCAAGAGCCAATGGAGGCACAAGAGCCTGGTCAAAGATACGTGAACGCATACTCATTCGAGATTCCTATTTCTGCCAGTACTGTGGCAACGATGCCACTACTGTGGATCACGTGATTCCCATCAGCAAGGGCGGCACTGATGAGCCTGATAACCTCTTAGCAGCGTGTACGCGATGCAATTATTCGAAAGGCAACAGAACAGGCGTGTTTTTTGGACAAGCAAGGACACCTCTGACTCTTCCTTTTCCGTTTTCACCGACACAAGAGAGCACAAGCCATGATTAAGGCTGAACAGGGTCAAAAACGGGCGTTGCAGGTCGTTACAGGCTCGAACAGGGACGAACAGGGAATTGATACCCAACCTAGCCGTCTAATTGGCTCAGGAACGCCTAGAATCCACTCTAGGCTTAATGATTTGCCCTCAAAAGGTTTGGAAATCATAGATTTTGCAGCTTCTATTGGTATCGAATTGATGCCGTGGCAGAAGTTCGTGTTCGAACACGCGCTCAAAATTAAGCCGGACGGCCGGTGGCATGCGCCTCTGGTCGTGGTCGTTGCAGCTAGGCAGAATGGCAAATCTACGATTATGGAGATGTCAATTCTGGCTCGCCTTTTCCTGTGGCAAGAATCCTTGCAGCTTGGTTCAGCTCACGTACTCACTACATCGCTGGAGACTTTCCGGCACGTGGTCAGCATCATTGAAAGCAATCCAGCACTAGCTAAGCAAGTCAAAAAAATCCGATGGGCGCATGGATCCGAGGAAATCGAATTGATGTCCGGCGCTCGTTACGTCGTAAAGGCGGCCAACGCTGCGGCTCGTGGATTTGCTAAGCCGGAGACTGTGTACATGGACGAGACGCGTCAATTGAAAGACACCGAAGCCTGGTCAGCCATGAGATACACAATGATGGCCGCTAAAAATCCTCAACTCTGGACGTTCTCAAATGCCGGAGATCAGCATTCCTTGATTCTCAATCAATTGCGCGAAAGAGGCATGGCCTCAGCTGCTGGCGGAAACGATGACATCGCCTATTTCGAATGGTCAGCATTCTCGGACAAAATCGAAGATGAAAAGAATTGGGTCGCCAGCAATCCGGCTCTGGGTCACACAATCCACGAAGATAATATCCGAGCAGTTCTCAATGATCCGCCAGATGTCGTCCAGACGGAGGTGCTCTGCCGTTGGGTCAATACAATCTCCGGAGCAATTCCTGTGAAGGAATGGGAAGAGTGTGGATCCGATGAAGTGCAGCTTGATGTCGAGAAACTGACGTGGTTTGGCTTAGATCTATCGCCAGATCGTAGAGATGGGGCATTGGTCGCGGCTCAAAAGAATGCCGACGACACTTTCAACATTAAGCTTCTGCACACTTGGCACAATCCAATCTCGTTGGACGATAAAGCCATCGCGAACGACGTCGCGCCTTATGCCAGAAAATATCCGGTGGAATATGTAGCTTTCAGTAAGCGAACAAGCTCTGCCGTAGCTGCGCGATTACAACCGGCCGGCATTCCCATCATCAGCATCGATGGAGCACTCTATGGCCAGAGCTGCGATGAATTGCTGGGTGCGATTACTTCAAAAAGATTGATCCACGGGAAACAGGCAGAATTATCCAAGCAAATATTATCGGCCGTCAGATTACCAATGGGCGATGGCGGCTGGATTATCGGTCGGCGCGCCTCAAGCGTTGCAGTCTGCGCAGCTGTGGCTTCGGCTCTGGCGACACATTTTGCGACACGCCCAGAGATGGAGATTGATATTCTGGTCGGGTAGATGTATAGCAAACCTTTAGACTTCACGCATGGGTCTATTTTCTCGCAACGTCACAACATCGGCTCCGTCACCGACGTATGACGTCCAGGCATCTCTTGCGCCTACAAATACAACGGACTCAATTTACAATTTCTACGGAATCACTGGCATCACTGCATCACGTGCAGAATTTATGTCAGTGCCAACGTGTGCTCGCGCACGTAACATCATTACTTCAAGCGTCGCATCGATTCCATTAAAGGTTCGCGTCAAAGCTGATGGATCAGAAGTCGAGACGCCGCCAAAGTGCATCAATCAACCAGATCCACGTGTTCCAGGATCTAGCACGTATGCCTGGCTCTGCGAAGATTTGCTCCTGTTCGGTTATGGGTATCTCAGGATTACCGAGATTTATGCCGATACATATCGCATTCGTGCAGCTGAAAGAATTTCGCCAACTCGCGTTGGAATTATTACAAACGCACGTGGAACAGAGATTGAGTATTACACAGTGGACAACATTCCGGTTCCAGATTCTGGCGTCGGTGCTCTTGCAGTCTTTTACGGAAACGATGAAGGAATTTTAAATCGCGCTGGACGTACAATAAAAGCCGGTGCAGAATTAGAACGTGCGGCTGTTATGTATGCACGTGAGCCAGTTCCAACGATGGTTCTGAAATCTAATGGCACTGCACTTCCAGCAGATCGCATCGCGAAGCTTCTTGAGTCTTGGGGCAGTGCTCGACGCAATCGTTCAACTGCATTCTTAAATGCTGATGTCGAATTACAAGCTCTAGGATTTGATCCAGAGAAACTTCAATTGAATCAAGCCAGATCATACGTTGCGACTGAATTGGCGCGTGCGTGTGGCATTCCGGCTTATTACGTCGATGCAGAAACTGGCTCTAGCATGACCTATTCCAACGCTGCTCTTTCGCGTCAATCTCTTGTTGATTTCTCATTGAGAAACGTAATGACCAGCATTGAAGAGCGTCTTTCAATGACTGGAATGCCAAATGATTTCGTTCCGGCATCGCAGGAAGTTAAATTTGATCTTGATGATTATTTGCGTGGATCTGCTAAAGAACGCGCAGAAGTTTACAAAATGCTTTATGACATAGGTGCAATCACAACAGACGAAATCCGAAGAGAAGAGGACATGATCTCATGAAAGAAACAAAGCCAACTCCGATGAATCTGGACTTTTCAATCAAAGTCACGGCAACGGATTTTCCAAAGCGAGAAATCTCTGGACGTATCGTCACCTGGAATGAAACTGGATCTACATCAGCCGGAGCGACATCATTCAAGCCAGGTTCAATTACTTTCGGCAACACAACAAAATTGCTCTTGGAACATCGCCGTGAAGCGCCAATCGGATTCTTGAAATCCTACAAAGTCACCGACGAAGGCATTGATGCAACATTTGCTATTGGAAATACAACCGCCGGAAATGATTCTTTAGTAGAGGCATCGTCTGGATTGCGTGACGGATTCTCAGTGGGAGTTCTTGCCGAAAGATACAAGAATGTCGATGGCGTTCTAGTTATCAGCGCAAGTGCTCTCAAGGAAGTCTCACTGGTCACAGATCCGGCCATAGCATCAGCAAAAGTCGCCGTAGCAGCTAGTGAACAAGAAGATTCTGAATCAGAGCCACAAGCCGAAGAGTCAGAAACAAACACACCAACACCAACACAAGGAGAAAACGAAATGGAATCAACTCCAGCCGTTCCCGAAGCAGCAGCCGAAGCGGTTGAGGCTTCCAAAGTCGTAACTGCAACAGAGACAACTCGTCCGTTGTATTTCACAAAGCCACGTTCACCAATTGCAACTCCAGGGGCATACCTAGAGCACACAATCAAGGCGAAAATGGGAAATGAAGATTCTCGTCAGTACGTAATGGCTGCCGATGATTCATTCACAACAAATCCAGCATTCTCACCAGTTTCATATATTCGCGACGTTGCAACAAACACAACAATGGTTCGTCCAACTGTGGACGCTTGTGGTGGTACACGTCCACTTAATTCATACGGAATGACAGTTTCGATTCCTAAGATCACTGCCAACTCAACAGTGGCAACAGTGGCAGAAGGTGGAGATCCAACTGGAACAACTCAAATCACTTCTGCTTACGTCAATGCGACAGTAATCAAGAAGGCAGGATTCCAACGCTACTCAGTAGAATTGCTAGATCGCTCAGATCCATCATTCTATGAAATCATGCTTCAGAATCTTCGTGATGGGTACGCTCAAGCCGTTGATGAGTATGTAATCGCCCAAATTGTTGCCGGTGGAACACAAGCTGCAACAACAGCTGCATCATCAGCCGGAATCATCTCATTCGTATCAACAGAAGCGGCTGCTGCATACAATGCAACAAAGCGCACTGCAACTGCATACGTTGCTGGAACATCACAATGGTCACTCTTGATGGGTGCAACTGATTCAACTGGCCGTCCAATTTACAATGCTCAGCCATTGACACAAAATGCGGGTGGTACTGCTAATCCAACATCAATTCGTGGAAACGTCTTGGGCTTGGATCTTTATGTAGATGCAAACATGGTTTCAACAACTATCGACGAATCAGCGTTCATTATTGAGCCACGTTCAATCGAAATTTTTGAATCTCCTGCACTTACACTTTCCGCCAACGTTCCAACATCTGGCGAAATTGAATTGATGCTCTATGGATATGTCGCAGCAGGTGTGACATTTGCCGGCGGTCTCCGTCGTTTCAACCTAACCTGATCAAACTAATCATGGGCTAGGTGCGCTCCCGTATCTAGCCCAGCCGAATACGAAGGGACGATGAAATGCCATCAATCATTACTGCATCGCAACTGCGAACAGTCTTGGGCGTTTCGTCGTCCCTGTATTCAGATGCCTACCTTGACGGAATCATTGATTCTGCTGAACAAGTAATTTTGCCGATGCTGACTGCTAATCAAGCTGCAATCGCCGGCGTTTATCTTCAAAACAATATTGCTTATTACGTAACGCAACGTCCCAACACTTTTGTGGAAGGTCAAACCGTCGTGGTCACTGGTTGCGTTCCATCAACTTTTAACGGAACAGTCACAGTCACATCAAATTACTGGGAAACGTTTCCATTCATTCCAGTGTTCAATCTTTACTCTGGCGCTATTTATGTTTTCACAGCTGCTAAGACAAACGCGAACATTTCCTTCCGCGAAGTCATACCAGCTGGCGTTGCCTACTTATCCGGAGCCAATGCCGCCACACTTTACGCATCAACTCCGGCAGTTGAACAAGCCGTGACGATTGTAAGTGTGGAGATTTTCCAGTCAGTGGTCGCTCCAGGTGGCCAAATAGAAGGCGTCGATTTTACGCCATCGCCTTACAGAATGGGACGATCACTAATGAACAGAGTCGTTGGCCTGCTTTCGCCATACCTTGACACTTCGACGATGGCCATCTAATGCCTACACCAACATCAATCGCAACCAACGTCAGAGGCACTCTTGCGACTGCACTCTCTGGCGTCGTTGCATCAGTTTATTCATCACCTCCAGAAGCAGTGATTCCTCCGGCTTGCGTAATCGTTCCAGATTCGCCTTATTTAGAGACGACGACAATCGGCAAATCTGCGGTGCGCGTGAAAATCAACTTTGTGGTCACTGCGGCCGTTGCATACAACAACACGGCCGGAGCACTGGACAATCTTGAGCAGCTTATTATCAGCATCATCGCAGCGATGCCAGCAGGATATGAAGTCGGAGACGTTCAACGTCCGACAATCCAGCAGGTCGGCGCGACCAACCTACTAGTGGCGGATCTCGCGGTCAGCACTTACTACACACAACAGACAATCTAAGGAG